CGAATGGCTGCCTTTTGTCGGAAGAAATACTGGCGAATGGCAAATCATCCCACCGTACATGAAGCTCTGTCGGATGAGCGTTTGCTTCGATCCGGTTATCCTACTTTTAAGATGTATTACCATCCTGCGTTTAAAGGTTAATAAAGGAACCGCCGTATGCCGAACGGCACGTACGGTGGTGTGAGAGGTCGGAGCGGGAATTAATCCCGCTCCTCCTACTCGATTATGATTATGAAAAAGAAACTATTTACCAAAGCAGACTTGAAACACATGCGATCCGAGCTAGAGTATGCACGGCAAATAAGACTTGCCAATTACAAAGAAAACAAGTCTCTTAGAGAAGCTAATAAGGCTCGTCTTTCACAAATAATAATCAATAAATTAGATAATGAAAGCAAAATCTAAAATCATTGCTATTGACCCCGGTACAAACGGTGGTATAGCAGTCTACTCCAATGAATCATCTAATGTGATAGAAGTTATTAAAATGCCTTCCACTCCGAAAGATGTACTATCATTTCTTCTAAAGCATAAAGAAGACTCTATTTGCTATCTTGAAAAAGTAGGTGGTATGCCGGGGCAAGGTGGCTCCGCAATGTTCAACTTTGGAAAAGGTTACGGACATTTAGAAATGGCATTGCTTGCTTGTGATATCCCTACTGTAACTGTTACACCTCAAATATGGCAGAAAGCATTGCAGTTGGGAACTAAAGGTGATGATAGTACTACGATATGGAAGAATAAGCTCCGAGCTAAAGCCCAACAACTCTTCCCATACATAAAGAGTATCACTCTTGCTATCAGTGATGCACTTCTCATTTGTGAATATGCAAGAATAAAAGAGAAACTATAATTATAAAAATCATGGAAACAAAAAAATGCCCCAAATGTGGAAGAGAACTTCCAGTAAGTGAATTTTGGAAAAATGCTTCAAGAGAAGATGGATTGCAAGATTATTGCAAAGATTGTGGCAAGGAATATTTCAAAAAAAGGAGTAAACCTTCAGCTAACAATTTGAAGAAGGTCTTTACCAATCCTGAATTAGCAAAGTTTACTCCACGGCATCTAATGGATGAACTGAAAGCGCGTGGCTATACAGGAGAACTACAATATACACAAAAAATCACTCTGTAATGGAAAAAGATAAATTACGTTTGCTGGTAACTACCCAATGCCCCAATAAATGTCCCATGTGCTGCAATAATTCATGGGATTTCACGAAACTTCCGGTAGTAGACCATTTCAATTATAAAGAAGTGATGATAACTGGTGGTGAACCACTCCTGTTTCCCGATCAAGTAGCTATCTTATCGGATGCTATTAAAAACTCCAATGTGTTAGCGTACAACCACGAGGTAAGCGTTTTTATATATACTGCGCTTGCAGATGGTATTCTGACTATTCTTCCTCATGTGGATGGAGTTGTTTATACCCCACACTCGGAAAAAGACATTGAATCTTTTCTAAAAGCGAATAGAGCAATCGGACTATTCCCTGAAACAGTCAAGAATAAATCTCTTCGTCTTAATCTCTTCGCTAATATGAAAGCTCTTATTCCTAAAAGTATTAATCTATCCCATTGGCAGATAAAGGATATGATCTGGATAAAAGATTGTCCGGTTCCCCATGATGAAGAATTTAAACGAGTAGGAAAGTTATGGGAAAGGATTTAGTACAAAAGGCAGAGGATTATGCAAAAACATATCCTGATTGTCAAGAGGTAGCCAAACAATCATGGCTTGCTGGTTACGATGCAGGAAAAAGAAGTAAATCTCGTAAAAAGGAACTTGATTTATCATTTGTCCCGGCAGATTTTTTACCTATTATCGAAAGGTGGGTAAAATACAAACAAGAACGGAAACAAGCGTACACCCAATCAGGGATAGAAGCATGTTACCATAAACTACTCGAATTGTCAAACACCAATCCCAATATTGCAATGGCAGTCGTAGAACAATCCATCGCAAATAACTGGGCTGGCTTATTTGAACTAAAAAATGGAACAGGAACACAACTTAGTATTAGCCAAAACCAATCTCCCGGCAACCGTAAAGAAAGCGTTGAAAGACTTGCTGACCTCTCCGAAGGCGTATTACAGGGGTTTGCAAAAATCCTCGATTAAGAGCATTTTAACTGATACACCGGAATTACCTATCTCCGAACTTGCTACAATTAAATATGGTGATATAAACGCGGCACAAGCTATTGTCGCAATAGCCATCTCTGAAGTTGTTCAGTTTTTCAATGTTGGAAAAACAATGAATGATATTCAGGTAGCAATTACATCAGATTTGATTATAGACAGGTTTTATTATTTCAAACTGGAAGAGATAAAATATTGCTTTCACAGAGCAATGTGCTCCGGCAAAGTGTACGATAGATTGGACGGGAACATAATCATTGGCTGGCTTAATGATTATGATGCAGAACGCGACGAGTTCTGTTCACTTAATATCATAAACGAAAACAAAGCTCATAAAGCAGATGATAAGTCTTCAATCAGTTGTCCTTATGATGAATTTTGGGATAATCAGCATAAACTTGCTGAAGCCGGAGACGAAGAAGCGATTGAAAGAGTGAAATTCCATGAAGACCTTATTAAGAAAATGAGAGAAAAAAAGTCTTTTGTCAGCCAACCTTTCATTGTTCGTCAAATACAAAAAGAAGAAAATAAATAACTAACATTTTAATAATCAATAAATTATGAAAGCTATTGAAATTAAACAAGAAAATGTAACTGAAGCGTTTAAGTCCGCTGACGGTTGCGAAGTTGCTATCAACATTCTTACTAATCTTTTCGGTAAACAGAAACCGGATTATACTGATTTTCATAACATTAAAACCTATGAAGATGCTTGTGAAGCACTTGGTATCAAACCTGTTTCCCGCCTACTTATCGAATATGGAGACGGGCAGAAAGAAGAGGTGATTGACATTGCACTTATCGCTTATGTGAAGCTATCCACGATTGCCCGTGCTTTAAACAATGACCCGGAGTTTCCTCGGTTCACTGAAAACGAATACCGTTGGTTCCCGTGGTATTATCTGCATTCACAAGAAGAGATTGACGACATGGACGAAGAGAAACGCAAAGAGCTTGTCTTTTGGGGCGGTAGTGCGGCTGACGGTGCGCACTCGTCTGACGCTTGGTCGAGCTCGTATGCGTCTGTCGGCTCTCGCCTTGCTGTAAAATCAGAGGAAATAGCCAAATACTTTGGAAATCAGTTCAAAGAATTATGGAGAGATTTTCTGATCGGGAAAAGATAAAAAGCATGTCTAATCAATGGCTGCGGTGTTAGTTGCAGCCATTTTTATTTCTGATAGTATGGACAAAATAAAAACATACGTGATAACTCTTTCACCTTTCTTCTTGAAAGGGCACCCAAAAGTCGGAAAACCAACTCGATTTCGGTGTAAATTTCTCATGGGAAGAAATTTAAGTGATGCTTGCATGTGGGACTGTTCTTTTGATGGGAAAGATAATACCCGAAGAAGTTGTTCCCGAAACGCAATAATTGAAAACGGAATACCGTGGAATTTTCCAAAGATTCATACGATACGCACAAACTACCAATTATGGGAGAAGCGTATCAATGAAGTACAAGAAGGAAATGCGGTATTATCTATTCGACAATGGTCGGGAAAACCCTACCGGAGTAAGCAAACGACTATTCTTAATCTGACAAAAGATGATGGCGTTGGAATACAGCCATTGAAGATTATAAGATTCGTAGATAAACTGGATAACAAAGAGTGTGTAGCTATATCTGTTGATGGCAAGATAAAAGTAAATCTTACATTGGAAGAAATTGCACATAATGATGGATTGTCCTTTGAAGATTGGGCAGAATGGTTCAAAGGTGCCGATACTTCAGAAGATATGGCTATCATTCATTTTACATCTTTCAGGTATGAATAAGAGCGTTTATATTAGTTTGCCAATAACGGGTATTCCACACCAATATGTTAAGCGCAAGTCAGACCTGATAAAAAAGGCTCTCAAACAAAAAGGATACATACCTATCTCCCCGTTAGAAATCTCACCGGAACCGGACAAGCCAATATCATACTACATGGGACGTGATATTATGGCATTACTGGAATGTCAAGCGGTTTTCTTTTGCCGTGGCTGGGAGAAATCTAACGGATGCTTATTGGAATACCATGCCGCACAAATTTATGGATTAGAACTAATATTTGAGGAAGGTACGGAAAAGTCACTTGAAAAGGTACAAAATGCTTTTTGTTCCCATTGTGGTTCTGCAAGCGTTTGTAACCGACATACTCAATTAAGAGGCGGATGCCAGTCATTGTTATTATTCACATTTAAAGTAGAAGAAGCATTATGGAACAAATAATTAAACTAATTGCCGGGCTATTCATATTATTTATAGCCCTTTCCGGCGTGGACATTTCTTTTAGACCACTGAAATTCAGTCTGGACAATCCAGTATTTGGCATCGGAGCAATTGTCATGCTTATCGGTTTTTCTATTTGTATTGGTGCGTCTCAATGGCGTGCTGTTGAAAATCACAAAGAGAAAACCGGATATTATAAAGGCTATGAGAAAGGGGCTGAAGACGCTTTTCGATTGGTGAAGGAGAAATCACAAAAACAAGAAGGGAATGAAGAAGTACAGAATTAAAACAGTAAAATACTATGCAATCATGGCTGACAAATATGGATGTGAAGACTTGTACGTTATCCCAAAGTATAAAGTACAGGTGAGAATTATGTTCATTTGGATAACAATTAAGTCATTTGTGGACGCCGATTCAGATTACGCAAAGAACTGTGCTAACGAACTTCAAGATAAACTCAACGAAAAAATATAACTATGATAGAACTAAAAGGAAAATATGGAAAAGACTGCAAGGTTTTTGCAAAAACAATAGAGTCTGCTGCTATCGGCACAATCCAAAACATTCTTGATAATCCAGTTACCAAAGATGTTCCTGTACGGATTATGCCGGACACGCATCAGGGAGTTGATATTGTGATTGGTTTCACAATGCCAGTTACAGGGCTTATCAACCCCAATCATATTGGTGTAGATATTGGTTGTGGGATGGCTTTTGTGAGGATTCTGAATGTTGTTAGTGAATCTTCTTTTGAAGAGATTGATAGAACTATCAGAAACGTTGTTCCAATGGGATTTGACATCAATAGTGAATCTATCACAGAATCCGAAAAGCAGTCATTCTTCGACAAAGCAAACATTAATCTATCTTTTCATCGAGAGGGGATGTTCCCGGAGCCGCCTTATGTTGATGAATCATATATAACCAAACTATGCAAAAAGGTAGGTATGAATGAAAAGGTATTCTACAATTCAATCGGCTCTTTGGGTGGTGGAAATCACTTTATTGAGATAGGAAAAGATGCAAATAATTGTATATATCTAACTATTCATTCAGGTTCTCGAAACTTTGGTGTGAAAGTTTGTAAGTATTACGCCAAATTAGCGAAGTTTGACAAAAGGGCTTTTTCCTCGGAATTGGAAGAGATCAAGAAAACTGTTCCACCACAGCGTCTTCAGGAAGAGTTAAAACGGATTAAAGAAGAATTTTCTATTAGAAATGGATATTTGTCTGATACTGCAATGTATAATTATCTATTTGATATGTCAATAGCGCAAACATACGCTTCATTAAATCGGCAGACAATTATCAATCGTATCTCCCATGCATTGGGCTGGAAAACTTCGTCTACCATCGAAACGGTGCATAATTATATCAACTTTGATGACCTTATTATTCGTAAAGGTGCCATATCTGCACATGAGAATGAAATAGTAGTTATTCCTATGAATATGGCTGACGGTATATTACTTTGTCGCGGTAAGGGAAATCCTGATTGGAATTACTCTGCACCACATGGAGCCGGACGTTTATTCTCCCGGTCTTTTGCCAAAGAGAAATTATCAATGGAGACATTCAAAGAAAGAATGGTTGAAGTATATTCTACATCCGTATGTGAAGGAACAATAGACGAAAGTCCTATGGCATACAAAAATACGGATGAAATCAAAGAGCTTATTGAACCTACCGTTGATATAATTGATACGATTCGACCATTGATAAACATTAAGGCTTTATGATCGAAAAAAATGAGTTCCCTTTCTCTCTTGGTGGTTACGGCTGGCAAGAAGAATACAAAGGTTTTGATATTGTTGTACACGTACAAAAACACAAAGGAATATCCGCTTACGCTTTTTCTTCTGAAAAACGTATCGTTTGGCAAGAATCAAAAACTTTTGGAGATAAAGAAGAGCTATTCCAATGGGGACGTAGTGCCATTGACCGACATCTACAATTTCAAAAAGAAGAGACTGAAAGAAAGGCGGTTGTAAAAGCTGAATATTACATAAAGAAAGGAAAGGAAGCTGCACTTAAAGCCTTTAGTAGTGCCATGTATTTTTCTAATATTGAAGGAAAAGAGTATGAAGAGGCTTTAGGCTTCTTCCAATATGAACTTGATAAACAGTTTGGTAAACTGAAATGAAAACAGCCGATATTATTAATGGATTCTGTGAGCTTGTCTTCCGGGATAGAAAGGGAAACAAAATATACCCAAATGTTTTCGTTGAAAAATGGGAAGCCGACCTTTTAGAAGTTACCCGGTCACGGCTCACTTATGAATATGAAGTAAAAGTCAGTAGGTGTGATTTCCACAAAGATAGTAAAAAGCAAGATAAAAATGGGGACAGCAAATTTGATAACATTTTGGCTGGTGGACGTACCAACTACTTCTATTACATAGTTCCTGATGGACTTGTTAAGCCAGAAGAAGTTCCTGAATTTGCCGGACTAATTTATGCTATCAATGGAACACGCCGGGCAGATGGATATACGGAACCTATTATTTATTTCCATGTAGCCAAAGCCGCTCAAAAGGTGTCCTCTACCAAAGCTGACAACAAATTCATTGATAAACTTAACCTATCAGCATATTATCGTTTCCACAAACTTCGTAGGATCAATTATTTAAAGGAAAGTAAAAATGGATGATAGAAAAATGATGGAAGAACTGGGCGAAAGACTTTGTGATTTCTGCCCTTTAGAAGATTGGGAAAAAGGTTCACACTTATATCCAAATGGTTATAGTAGCTGCGAAGGGAGTAAATGTGAAGATGCTCTTGAACACTATCTTGAAGAAAATGAGATAGAAGAAGATAATTCTAATGATGTAAGCAATGAAAACGATACAGGAAGTAAAGAACGCTAAAAAAAAGCTGGAAGAAGATATTTCATCTCTTATTTCCCAATTTGAGAAGGAGAATGAAGTATCGGTTTCTTCGATGGGAATGGAAACCGTTGGCTTTTGCAATGGTACCGGGCTTAATGCAGTGTGTGTTGAGGTAAAAGTAACTGTGGAATTATAAAATTTAAGAATGAGCAAAAAGGAACACATATTAGATTGGTATATTGAGAATACGCCATCTGACGAAAGAGAATATGAGAAGGGATGCGTTGGGGCTGCTGTTGTAATTGCAATTATTATTATTGCGTTGGCAGTTGGAATATGTTTTATTGGCTAATAACTGATCGGAAATGAGTTAAACCCACCACAGAGTAACACAGAGTTCCACAGAGTTTAAATCTTTAATGAAACGCAGGATAAACGCAGATTTTCGCAAAGGGGAACAAATGTATGATAAAGAACTACAGTCTTTTAATTTGCGTTCATCTGTGTTAATCCGCGTTTCATCAGATAAATACTACTCTGTGGAACTCTGTGTTACTCTGTGGTGAAATACCTTCAAAACCATACAGTCATGAATGTTTTGCACACATTTTTGAGTAATTAAACTTACGTAATTATGAATGATAAAACAATAGCCTTCTTATATGCTATTTCAGCAATAGTTGTTATAGCATTTTTCTTTTTAGTATATCTGTTTGCAAACAGTTTTTTGTATTAATCATAATGGGCAAGGATAGAATATTTTAGTAGTAATAAAAAAAATAAAACAGAAAAATAGAATGGGAAAAATTAAAGGATTTAAAGGATTCAACAAGAATCTTCAATGTAGAGATTTTCAGTATGAAATTGGAAAGGATTTTAAAGAAAATGGAGAAATTAAAGCTTGTAATAAAGGCTTTCACTTTTGCGAAAACCCTGCTGATGTATTTAGTTATTATCCACCATCTGATAATGGGGATTTAAATAGATATTGTGAAGTGGAAGGTTCGGGAAAGACAGATAAGGATTCAGAGGATAGTAAGGTGACGTGTTCTCAAATTCATATATCTGCTGAAATCGGAATAAAAGGATTAGTCAATGCATGGGTAAAATTTATACTTGACAAGGTTAACTGGGATGACAAAAAAGAATCCAACACCGGAGACCGATCGGCAGCAACCAACACCGGAGACC